GATAATTGTCTACCTAAAATATCTTTACCAAAATTCTCTTCTAATGTTTTACCTGTTATCATTTGATATTGTGGTAGAACCGCTCTATCAATTAATTTATTAAATTCTAAAAATGCTTGAATATCTAAATCAATGACTGGTTGGGGGTCCGTGGTCGGTGCAAATTCAGACTCGGTTGGAGATACTGCAAAGGGGATATCTCTTATAGCAGCATATGCTGGATCAGCATTATCGCCGTCAATTATATCATCATAGTAAGAGTTGATCTCAACCATCAGTAATACTCCGTCTCATTGTGGTCCGTGGGCTCTGGTTCGTAGTCATCATGCAACGCAACAAAGTTCCCTTTACGAAACCTTAGTAGTGCTTGGCTCATGGAGTCGACAAGGTCGTCATGTTCAGCGTGTGGGAACATAGCACATTCTTCTATCATCTCTTCAGCCCAGCGTTCATTCGGTGCCCATACTGCTCCGCTTTCAAACACAGGAGCAACAGCGTGCACTCTGGATAACTTATCATTGCCTTTACTGGGTGTAAAGTTGATAACTGGTATACCGACTTGACGTAATTCTTGTATGAGCGGGAGGCCCGAGGCCTTTGCTTCTACGATCACGGACTCCGGTTCCCAGTATTTGTACTGCTCTAATGCAACTCGTTTAAGCTCAGGAAACTCTAGTCTATCTTTTACAACATCTAACAATATTATATTAGGCGTAATCTCATCAGGATAAAATACACCCCACGTTGATATGGCACTGTAGTCACCAGACTCTTTTTTCGTAAATGCTGTATCATAGCTTTGTATTACATGTCGAAGCATAGGTATATCTTTACTCTCCCACATATTCCACCACTCTCGTTTTATAATTGCACCCTCTTCACCAGTAGGGTTCTGCTGCCACTGCGCTTGCCATTTACGCTCACTCAAGGATGCTTTTACAGATTCTAATTCAGATAACTTCCAATACTCAGGCCAGACAGGTTGTTCATTAGGTAAGATTGCAGGGAACTCAATAATGTCCCATTGATCTGCTTTTACCTCACTCATGGCTCTAATTAAATTGCCGGTCAGATCTTTCTCTGACCAACGGGTCATCACACAGACGATAGATCCACCAGGTTGCAATCTTTGACGGGGACCCGATGTATACCACTCCCAAGCGTTATCCATTGCTGTTGTTGACAGTGCGTCTTGCTCGGAATGAGGATCATCGATAATAAGTAGATCAGCACCACGGCCAGTAATAGCACCGCCGACACCAGCACCGAAATACTCACCGCCATGATTAGTTTCCCAGCGACCCGCCGCTTTGCTGTCTTGACTAAGTTTAACATCTGTAAATACACTACGATATTCTTCGGAGTCCATCAAGTTTCTAACTTTACGACCAAATCGGTACGAAAGCTCTGCTGTGTGTGTTGTTTGAATGATCTTGGTCTGTGGTTTGTGGCCCATGAGCCATGCAGGAAAGAGAAACGAAGCAAACTCCGACTTTGTATGTCGAGGTGGCATATTAACAATTAATCTTTTAATTTCACCCGATAGTACCTTTTCGAACTTCTCGCCGATCCTGCGGTGGTGTTCGCCTTCCACGAACCCTGGCCACACAGTTGAAACGAACGTTAAAAAGGAGTCTCTTGCCTTTGACGATAATTCTAGTTGAGTCTTTCTTAGCTCAAGTTTTAATAGTGCCTCTCTCGCTTCTTTAGCGTCCATTTGAGAGACATCAAAGTCTATTCGCATATCAGACTTATATCATAGTAATTATTTGTGTAAAACTCAACCTACGTGCAGACATGCAAGTACCTCTGATTGGGGTAAACCCCCCGTGGGGGGCGCACCCCCAACATATGGTGGCAAAACGCAGTTTGGGACTCAAGATCTAGTGGTTAAAATTTACAGATGGTAATTACGGGTGGAGATGCCTGGGAGCCAGAAGGCTCCCAGTTCGTGGTTATAAGATATCTTTTCCCACCATATTATGTAGGTCGCTGACGATTTTTCTAGCCCAAGCTTTTACCTTAGGATCATCAACAGAACTAATAAGATGAAAAATTTCAGAATTAAGATAGTTGCAGATAGCACGATAATCTACCTCTCTTCTATTTGTGATATCATCAGATCGTTTAAGTCTATCGACTTCAGCCATACGCTCTTGCAAATCTGCAAAAGGACGATTGATGATATCGTTGTTATTACTAGGCATGATTTTATTATGACCATATCCTAACTTATTACAAGATCTTATTATAGATAACTGTGGATAACTTTTACTGCACCTTACCAGCACCAAAACCTGCTGAGCCATGCGCAAAGTGGCTTTTTCCTAAACCCTCATGCACACCTATATAAAGATGTAAGTTGTAATGGAGAATGGAGAGCGATTGCGATACGGGGCGCAGTCGCCCCCGTATCTATATTCCAATGATGTGAACATTAAATAGTTATGCCTAATTACTTGACTGCAATTGGATTTGCATTAACGGAAAGTTTTCCGTCAATAGTTCAGATTCTTGCTCGGCATCTATTAACGGCTTAAGTTCCATTGATGACACAACCTTTGTTTTGTAATCGTTATAAACTTCAGGTTGATCTTTTCTAAACGCTTCACTATCGAAACGCTTATAACTCCTAATGATAACATTGAGTTTATGCTCAACGCCCTTTAAGACTTTATCCTCCTCTGTCACGAATGACTTAACTAAAGTCTTTTGCTCTTTCAACTTCGAATTGACGAAGTTTGCTAGAACTGTTAGCCTTGCTAACTTATCTATTTCCTTCTTTTTATTCATGTTGTTGCCTCCTTTGGCTTACTATATATATAATCATGTCCTAACTAATTACAAGTAATTATTAAAATAAGTTGTGGATAACTTTTGAGACCACAAATATTACTGTGACCAGCAGGGTAGCTCCCAGCAGCTCCCGGAACAACGACCCAATCCCAAGTGGGAGACTGGCAATGGAGATCGCCACGATGGAGATAACCAGCACACTGGCAACTGTAATGAAAAGGAAAGCGGGCAACTAGCCGTAAGCTCTTTCATCTGTATCCCAATCCGCACAGATCCCTCGGCACACATCTTCGCATGCCCACCAGGCCAGCAGGTTGTGGAGCTGCAGCTCACTCCCCACCTCTTTAGCACCGTTGAAGGTTACTATTAAATGGAGAATGGACGGCTCGCCCAGGTCGTCGGCCATGTCACTCAACCTCTGCCAAATTTCTTCTTTGTATTTTTGATAAAATGCAGACGTGTCTGCGTAGTATATCAACTCACTAATGGTGCCGCCAGAACAACCGTGCTGCACCACATCTTCAATTGTGCTTTTCTCCTGGGTATCTAACAGCCAATCTAGAATGGAGTCTTGCTTGAACTCAACGGCCATGAGGAACCTCCTTCCAGTGCTTGAACCAAGGCACACGGATCCAGCCGTGTTTGTTTAACAATAAATGGATAATATGATTGTAGTTATAATTCATCTTCCCTCCTTTGTAATGCCCTGCTACTACCCGCCATCTGCAGTTGGTTTCTACCTGCAACTGGTTTCTTCACAGGGCATATACTATAGACCTTGAACACGGAGCCTAAGCTCGGGGACTTTCGCCTATATATTATATATAGTCCTAAATAGTTAGGATGTCAAGGGGTAATGCAAATTTTTTTTCCAGCAGGTCCTGAGCCGGGGTGGACTGGACCAGCACTCACATAGGCATAATGATATAGCTTGGTGTGTAATGGAGAATGGAAAAAGGTTGGTGCACCATCGCTGATGCACCGAGTTCATGTGTTTGGCTAACATGAATAAAGAAGGAATATCTACGCACTACCATCTTCCTGAGCTGGTGTCAACAGAAAGCTGTGCCTGGGGCTGCAGTGCAGCTTCAGCCACTCTAGTAATGGAGATTGGGATGGGGCTTGCTAATGGAGAACAATGGAGCTTGGTGAATCACCCGGACTCCAGGAACCCAGCAGTGCGGTCAACTGTTCCCAGTCCACGGGCCTGGGCCGCTGGGGGATGGAGAGTAATGGAGGCACACGATCCACGGTATGGGGACAACGGACAATGGAACCTGAGAATAATTTAATGGTCTTCGAGCGAGGGTCTCTGGCAAGAACAAACACGGGTGCGTCCAACGAATAATGTCGATTTATCCATGCAATTTGATGTGGTGAAAAGTTAATCTTATTATCTTTTATTATCTTAAGCTCTATCCAAAAGCATCTTTTAAAAAAGCCATGTAAATCGGGTATTCCTAGACCACTCGTAGCCTCAATTCTTGTCCATACAACAAGCTTAGTATTTCTCTTGAGTTGTTGCCAAAGATTACGCTCAATCATTGTGCATGACTACCTGGATCTCCTGACTTTCTATGTCAACATAAATGATATTTACTCTGAGTTTTTTCTGTAATGGAGTTCTCGGTCTGCTTATGTGGTGACCTTTTCTATTGCCTGATTTACGAATAGATTTAGTTTTTACATCATACAAATTAATCTTACCCTTACGGTCAACTGTTACAAAATCGACACAACCAGTATCATGTATCGTCTTGAATACTAAGTTGCCCATCTTCATCAGGTGCACTATCGCCATCGCTTCCGACAGATTCCCCTTGTAATGTTTCCTGTTCAATAACTTCATATTGTCCAGGAATGGATAATTTTCTTCTGAGCTCAACTAATTTCTCCTCTACTTCACCGACCGTCATTTGATCTATTGTGCCATGCATAATCTCTTTACGGTCAATATATAAACCAGCAACCATGCCACGGTATTTTTCCGCTGCAATAGCACCAGTATAATTACCAGCAGCTTCCGCATTATCACGTAATTCTGCTAGTTTTTGTATGTGTGATTTGTAGGAAATGGAGTATCTCCTATTTAGTTCTGCACGCCGTCTTTCTAATTCTTGAACAACATGTGGGTAATATTTGGGGTTTTGTAGTTTACTGGCAACCACAGGAGCTATCTTTTCGCTGTATCCAGCATCAATTGCACACTGTTTTGCACTCTGTTGGAGCCCTTTTTGGATAAAAATATTGACAAATTCCATCTGTTTTGGGGTCAATTCGAGTGTTTTTTTAGCTTTTTTTGACATGTTTTTATGTATCGATTAGTAACATACCCCTAAAAAACCCTTATTTATCGCCAAACCTTGTAAATATGTTAGCGTCCGTTTACAACCGTTTAACAACTTATTTACAGAGGGAAGCATTGATATATATAGTTTTTTACTACTTTGTAAATATGTAAACCGATTTTCCGTTTTTCTGGCAAGTTTAGATTTAGTTTCTGTAGAATAATATATATAGTGATTTACATGAGCTACAAACTTGTCCGCATAACGTGGGAAGACACTATTGAACATCCAAC